CATCGGCTAGAAGCCCCCCCTCGGAATTTATCCCCCCCGAGGGGGTGTCACATGTTAATGGAATCCTAAGCGGAAATGACGCCGCGAAGGACTTCTCATAGCAACCTGTTCAGCATCAACGGTATACCGTGACGCAACCCAAATTCGCAATGATCTGCGGGTGGGGGCAAGACTTTGCCCAAAACCTTCCAGTTCACGGAGCGCCATAATAATCCGAGAATCCTTATAATTAGGAGACTCAGAAAACACGGCGTCCGACAGCGACTCGAGCTCATCTAAGACCTCGTAATACCTTATGAAATAAGGGTACGATTTCAAGATCTCCGTTCGAGCAGGATACCGATTATCCGCGTCTTCCTGAGTAACCGTAAAACGAGCAGTGACCGACATCCCCATCGAGAGGGTATCAGCCAAATCCGTCATACGACTCTTAAGTCGTTTTCGGAGGATTTCGAGGGCTGCGAGAGCAGCAACCTTTTGATGCTTCGGAGAAGTATCATGCCATGCGAAGGATAGGCCAAACATCCCAGGAGGGAAAGTACTTCGTACTTTCTCCGCCCAAGGGGTCGAAAGCCAGCCTTCGAATCTGCGAGCGCGTGAGCGACGCAAAAACAAAGGCAAAACGGAGTTGGGAGTCAAACGGCTCTCTCCTCCGGACCTCAGATACCAGGCTAGTTTACGCACTATTGGTAAAGCCGAGAAGGGATCAAAAGTAACCGCCGATTTCATCTGTTTTACAGAGAAAGGCGATAACTCAACACCATCGCGGAATATACGTTTCGCGAACTCACACACAGACGGACCGTCTGTGTCGGCATCAAAGGACTTTGAAAGAGAGATCTTCAAATCGAGATCTCCTTCCATTATCCTCTTGTACTCACGGGCTACCCTAGGAGAAGCGATGACGATGTCATCGCCCCTAATAACGTAGGACCGGAAGAACCCGGAAACCCCAGCGCGCCTTGCGGCGAGTTGGACAACAGCATGGTGGCATAAAGTGAATACTGGCCACAGGCAATAAATGCCCATGGGAGCACCTACCTGGAACGACCGAATACTCTGTCTGGTTTTACCAAACAGGATCGGAAGCCCCATTAAATGAAACCACGCCTTGGCGATTTCTTCGCCCAGAAACGAGTTCACGACATCCCGGAGTAAAACCCTCGGGAAGCGATCTGTCGCATCTGAGAGGTCGTAGGAGTAAAGGCGCTTAGCTCTCAAGCTCTGCTCTTTTACCCACGCAATACCACGTTCTTCGTCGAAAGAACAATCGGTCGGAATGCGTCTCAGTACTTCCATAAAATAATCATGGAATGGCTTTAAGGATGCTTGGATAAACCAGTTAACGGGGGTTACCCCCCGGACCTTACCCCCTCCTTCGGAGAGGAAAGTATGTTTAGCTAGGCAAACTTTTGCCCTGGACGCACGCCACTCGGTAAAGTTCATGAAACGGAAAAACGAGAGGGTCCGAACCCACTTCAGCCATTTAAGGCGATTGGGCTCGAACTGGCTCCAAAGAAACCAAACGGTTTCCATGTACTCTGGGTACTCTGTTAGGACAAAAGCGTCATAACAGATACTCAAGCACGATGGTAAGCCGTGGGGGCCTTGGGAGCCAACCCAGGTAGATCGAAGATTTCTCTTCTTTCTAACGCGGAGACCTCGACCGAAGTTCCTCAGTCGCTCCACCTCCTCAAGTAGACCTAAGGGACGAACCCATTTTGAAGGGTCGAACACGGAGGAATACGAGGGGACCACTTTGTGGTCCAACAAACGGTAGCAAGACAAGATCGTCAAGGCAAGGCGCCTATTAAAGGTGCTATTACCTCGAAGAACTTGCTCGAGCCGTCGCAAACAAGTGGGTAAACCACCCAACTTAGTTTGGAAATGGAAGGTCCCATCCTGAGGGTATAACTCTACTTTCAAAGCGAGCCGCTTGGCACGCATGTAGAGAACCTTACAGAAACGAGCGGACTGGTAAGGCCCGTGCTCAGAAGTCAAACGACTAACGAGCCCCATGTAGTCACGAATGCACATCAACCAGAAGGAGGTTTTTGACTTCCTCCATATGGCGGACAGCGTCCGAAATAATGGCCAGAGAACGAAGACAAAACGAAGTTTTGTTCTCATGGTTCTCTACTCTGGTTTCCACCCTGACCTGAAGTACCACCTCCAGGCCGTAC